ACAAGTCTCAGGCTTTTACAGGGACGTAGATCTTGGTGATCCAATCAACACTTTAGATGAAATTGAAAAAAAGATTGCAGAGAAGTTAGGCTTTAAAGCATCCACAGATGACCGTTTTAAGGTTTTGGAAATGCACGTTGACCTTGACTTAGAAGGTTTTGAGCATACAGATGAAGATGGCGAACCTACTGGTATCGCTTTACCTTACGTTGTCACAATTGAAAAGAATACCGCGACTATTCTTTCAATTAGACGTAACTGGAAGGAAGAAGATGAAAAACATCAAAAGAGACAGCATTTCGTCCACTATGGCTATATTCCTGGTTTCGGTTTTTACTGTTTTGGTATTGTCCATCTTCTCGGTGCTTTTGCTAAATCTGGCACTTCCATACTTCGGCAGCTGGTTGATGCAGGGTCACTTGCCAACTTGCCAGGTGGCTTTAAGACCCGTGGCTTGCGAGTCAAAGGCGATGACACACCGATAGCCCCAGGTGAATTCCGTGACGTAGACGTACCAAGTGGCGCGATGAAAGACAACATCATGCCATTGCCATACAAAGAACCAAGCCAGACCTTGATTACTTTGTTAAATCAAATCATTGAAGATGGCAGAAGATTTGCCTCGGCTGGTGATCTTAAAGTATCTGATATGTCTAGCCAATCCCCAGTTGGCACGACTTTGGCTATCTTAGAGCGCACACTTAAAGTAATGTCTGCGATTCAAGCTCGTATTCACTACTCTATGAAGCAAGAATTTAAGCTGCTTAAAGAGATTATTGAAAACAACGCGCCAGCTGATTACGATTATCAGCCTGAGACAGGTAATAAAAAAGCGCGTAAACGCGATTACGCGATGGTTAACGTCATTCCAGTTAGCGATCCAAACGCAGCTACGATGTCTCAGAAAGTAGTTCAGTATCAAGCCGTTTTACAGTTGGCTCAGACTGCACCACAGTTATACAACCTACCGTTTTTGCACCGCCAGATGCTAGGTGTTATTGGCATTAAGAACGCTGCTAAGTTAGTGCCATTGCCAGAAGATGAAAAACCTTGTGATCCAGTAACAGAGAACATGAACGTCCTAAAGTCAAAACCTTTAAAAGCGTTTATGTACCAAGATCACGAAGCCCATATCAAAGTTCATATGGCTGCAATGCAAGATCCTAAGATTAAACAGGTTATTGGTCAAAATCCACAGGCTCCAATGATGATGCAAGCTATGCAAGCCCACATTACAGAGCACGTTGGCATGGAATATAGACGGCAGATGCAACAACAAATGGGTATTGAGATTCCATATTCAGAAGATGGCGAAGAGAATATGTCACCAGAAATGGAAATGAAGATTGCTCGTATGGCTGTTCCTGTTGCCCAGCAGTTGCTTAACCAGAATCAGACCGCGATGGCTGCTCAACAAGCACAACAAGCTCAGAATGATCCTATTGTCCAAATGCAGATGCAAGAACTTAAGCTCAAACAGCAAGAAGTTCAGCTTAAACAGCAAAAAATGGTCATGGATGCCTCGGCTAAAGCAGACCAAATCGAAATTGAAAAAGCCAGAATCATGGCCCAAAAAGAAATTGCTGGTATGCAAGTTGGTGCTAAGACTGCCAAAGATAAGGCAGACCTTGAGGCTAAACAACGCTTAGAAGGCTTACGAATTGGCGCGCAAACTGGTCAAGCTAAAGCGCAAATGAATACGGAAAAAATCCGTATGGGAGTTGATTTACTCAAACATAACTCAACCCAACAAAAAAAGGGAAATAAATGAACGACAAAATACTAGACCTTCTCCTCAAACAGGCAGAAGGGAAAGTTAGGGACTTGGAAGAGGCCCTCGGTACAGGCGTAGCCAAAGACTACGCTGAATACCAAAGGATGTGCGGAGAGATTACAGGTCTGCTCACCGCCCGTCTTAATATATTAGACTTGCGTAAAAACTTGGAGAACTCAGATGAGTGAACTGATATTGGGATCAAACCCCGATGACGTTAACGCAACAACAGTATTACCAGAAACACCCGAAGAAAAAGCAAACCAACTACCAGAACCTTCTGGATATCGCATTTTATGCGCTATTCCAGACGCTGAAAAAGAACACGCTGGCGGTATTCTTAAAGCGGATGACACTATGCGTATGGAAGAAGTCCTTTCTACCGTATTTTTTGTTGTCAAAATGGGTCCTGATTGCTACCAAGACAAGGCTAGGTTCCCAAATGGTCCCTGGTGCAAAGTCGGAGATTTTGTTTTAGCCCGTCCAAACACGGGAACTAGACTAAAAATCCACGGTAGGGAATTCCGAATAATCAATGATGATTCTGTCGAGGGTATTGTTCAAGACCCCCGCGGTATTAGTCGCGTTTAAAGGAGATAGTGATGGCTATTGCACAAAACGAATTCAAATTTCCTGATGAAATTGACAACGAACCAACGCAAGAATTTGAAATTGAGATTGAAGATGATGTTCCAGAGGAAGATCGCGTCAATTCAAAACCTATGCCACGGGAAATTGCTGATGAAGTCGAAAATGATGACCTAGAATCCTACTCACAAGAGGCAAAAGAGCGTTTAATTCAAATGAAAAAGCTCATGCACGATGAGCGTAGGGCTAAAGATCAGGCTTTGAGGGAACATAGCGAAGCAATTCGCGTTGCTAACCTTATTATTGAAGAAAACAGGCAACTCAAAGGGCGTTTGTCCGATGGGGAGAAGGTTTATGTCAGTACTGCCAAGGAAGGCATTACTCGCGAGCTAGAAATGGCAAAGCGGGAAATGAAAGAAGCCTATGAGTCTGGAGATTCTGATCGATTAGCAGAAGCTCAAGATAAATTGACAGATGTAAAGTTAAAAGCTCGTGATATTGAACGCTACACACCACAATATGATGAAAAGACTTTACAACGGCAAGAAAATGAAGTAAAAATACAGCAACAGCAGCCCGAACCCCAACGCCTGGACTCAAAAACCCAAGCGTGGCTTGACAAAAACAAGTGGTACGGTGTTGATGAAGATATGAGTTTTCTTGCTCAAGGTATACATAGACGTCTAGAGAAAGAAGGAGTCCCACTAGGCTCCGATCATTACTGGAACGTAGTAGACACCGAGATCAAAAAACGCTTCCCAGAGAAATTTGAGGAAGAGCCAGGAACTAAACAGCCTGAGAAATCTGAAAAGAAATCAAGCACGGTTGTAGCATCGGCAACAAGATCAACATCCCCAAAAAAGATTAGACTTACGCCTACACAAATGGCTCTGGCTAAGAAATTTAACCTTTCTCCAGAGCAATATGCTATGGAATTAACTAAATTGGAGTCCCAAAATGGCTGAAAATAGAGTTCCCCGTGAAGTAAGCAATCGTCAACAAGCAGAACGTCCCAAAGCATGGAGGCCTCCTGAGTTGTTGCCAGAACCTGATAAACAGGCTGGTTTTGCTTATCGTTGGATTCGTGTTTCTATGTTGAATCAAGCTGATCCCCGCAATTTATCTGCCAAACTCAGAGAGGGTTGGGAGCCAGTAAGAATCGAAGAGCAACCGAAATTTAAAATGCTAGTTGATCCCGATGGACGTTTTAAAGACAACATCGAGATTGGCGGGTTATTACTCTGCAAGACTCCAGAAGAGTTCGTGCAACAGCAGCAGGATTACTATGCTGATATGACACGGAAACAGACGGAAGCTGTAGATAATAATTTGATGCGCCAAAGCGACCCGCGGATGCCGATCTTTAATGAACGGAAATCTACGACAAGTTTTGGCAGAGGTAATCAATCTTAATAAGGAGTTTTAAATGGCATATCCTACCGTTTCTGCCCCATACGGTCTTAAGCCTATAAACCTTATTGGTGGTCAAGTTTTTGCTGGTTCTACTCGTAACATCAAGATCCAGTACAACTTCGGAACCAATATTTTTTATGGTGATGTTGTAGGTATTTCCCGTGGCTTTATTACTCGTTCCATTATGACTACTGGTGCTACAGCTATTACTGGCTATGCAACTGGCGGTACTATTGGCGTGTTCTTAGGCTGCTCTTTCACCAACCCTGTTACTAAGCAAAAGACTTTCAGCCAATACTGGCCAGCAAGCACTTTAGCTGGTGATGCTGTTGCTGTGGTTTGCGATGATCCTGATACATTGTTCCGTGTTGCTGCTGTTACAGCTGCTGGTGGTACAACTATTGGTTCTGTTGCAACTTGCATGGTTGGCTTGAACGTAACTGGTTCTAACTTAGCTGGTTCTACAAACAATGGTAACTCAAGCAACGGTATCGTTCCTTCAGTAGCTGTTGAAAATACAGCATCGTTGCCATTGCGTATCGTTGACATTGTTCCTGATACAGCAATTTCCACTACTGCTACTTATACTTCTATTGCTGGTAACGTAACAATCACTTGTTCCGCAATCCCATCAGCTTTGGTAGTTGGTACAGAAGTTGGCTATGTTGCTTCTAACGGTCAATACGTTGGTACAGGCTCTTACATTGCAGCTGCTGCAGCTGCTGGTGCTACTACTGTTGTTCTTAACAGCGCACCTGTAACAGTTAACAGCCCAACTGGTACTGCATCTTCCACAATGACTATTCCTGCATCTAGCACGTTAGTATTTACTCAATACCCAGAAGCTGTTGTTAAATTCAACTTCGGTATTCAAGAGTATTACAACACCGCTGGTCAGGCATCGACACTTTAATCTAAGGAGCTTTAAATGGCTATTTCACGCGCACAACTACTGAAAGAGTTGCTCCCTGGACTGAACGCATTGTTCGGACTTGAGTATGCTCGCTACGGTGAAGAACACAAAGAGATCTACGAAACTGAGACTTCTGAGCGTTCTTTTGAAGAAGAGACAAAACTGTCAGGTTTCTCTGCAGCTCCTGTCAAAAACGAAGGCTCTGCCATCGCTTATGACAATGCCCAAGAAGCATGGACAGCTCGCTACAACCACGAAACTATCGCCCTTGGCTTTAGCTTGACTGAAGAGGCAATCGAAGATAACCTCTACGATTCTTTATCAGCTCGCTACACCAAAGGTCTAGCTCGTGCTATGGCTTACACCAAACAGGTTAAAGCTGCTGCTGTATTGAATAACGCTTTCAACTCTGCCTACACAGGTGGTGATGGCGTATCACTACTCAACGCTTCACACCCATTGGTTAACG